CGCCCCTTGACAACTTCGGGGGCAAGTTGTTTAATACGTGCTATGAGTTCTTCTCGCGTCATTATTTTTTATCTTTAAGACGTTGCATTATTTTTTCTGCAATCGTTTCTTTCATTTTCATAGATTTTGAAGTAGCAATTTTACCTGCTTTTTCATCAGACATCCCTTGTGATTTTAGGGCATCATAAATCTCACCTCTTTTTTTGATTTGTTTTTTTGACATCTCATCAATCACCTCTTCTTGATTCATAACACTAGTCATAGCATCAATTTGTGGTTCTTTTAATTCAAAATCAAGATAATGTTTTGCTGAAACTAGCATTGATTTGGCTTGGATAATTTTTGATTGCCACCAATGCGGGAAATCAACTTCTTGTTCACCTTCAAATTGATCAACCATTTTGTAAAGTTCCATAGCATATTTTCCGATACGATATAGATCTGATTTAAGCATATGAGGTTCATCATCTTCGTGTCCTAGGTCAAGATCCTCATTTTGCATTGATTTTTTATCTTGAGATGCTTTTTTCATTGATTCTTCTTTATCTCCATCTTTGTCAATATCTAAAAAATCAGGTTTTGCTTTTTTCTCATCTAAAGGTTTAGACAAAGCAGCTCTAACCATTTCACGTAATTTATCCTCTTTCATTTCTTTAGCTTCAGGTTTTTGTAGAGATTGCTCTACTTCTTTTTCATTTGCTTTTTTAGCTTGGTTAATAGCAGTGGCGCGGATATACTTTCCAGCACCCGCACCCTTACTATTAAAAATTTTTTCTCCTCGAGATTTTATAATAGCCATCTCGATTTGATCAGCTCTTTTTTTAACTTCAGGAGTTATAATTTCATTCAATATGTTATTTATCTCCTTGTTAGTCATATTTTAAGCTTTGTCTTCAGCAGAAGACACTTTTTTAAATTCACCAGCTAATTTTTTCAATTCACTAGCTGCTTTACGAGCGCGTCCGTGAGCTGCTTTAGCTGTTTTTGAGTTTTCTGTTTTTACTGTTTCTAGCAATGCTTCCATTGCTTCTACTAATTCTGTTGTGTTCATAAATTTGATTTTAATTATAGATTTGATTTATTGTTCTCCACCCCCAATATATTCGCTAACGAAGAATTTAAGTGTGTTTCCAATTTGTGTTTCCAATTTTTCATTGTTCATTCCTTTAGCGATTTGAAGAGCATCCATTAGATTTTTCATTAATTCGCTTTCAGTACCTTCCATGTTAGCTGCAATATCTTCTAAACCACCATCAGTTGTTGGAGTTTCTTCGGGCATATCACCTGGTAGGTCTTCTGTTTCAGTGTCTGTTACTTCAACGTCTTCAACTTCTTCTTCTTTTTTCTTTTTAGCTTCTTCAAGCTCATAGTCTTCTACAGGTTCATCTTCAAGATCACTAACGTGAGGGAAGTAATCTTTTTCTTCATCATCATAGTCCCCGTATATGTCTTCTTCCTCATAATCATAGTTATCTGGGTTGAGTTCAGTTAAGATCATTTCACGGATCTTAGAGCGAAGATCACCTTCAGAAAGATTTTCTTTAGAGATTATAGGATTAAATTTTTCAAACGTTTTATTTTCGGTTAAAAATTTTCTTAAGTCAAAATTATCTGCCATTTTATTTTTTATTTGTTTGGTATAAATATTCGGAAAGTAGTGTTCCTATCACTCCTACTTTTTGTCTTAGGTAAATCCACTCATCTTTTTCCATATGGTGAGCATCTTTAAACGATATCCCTAATATACCAATTACATGATTGTCTAAACTATGCAAGCTTATCATACAAATAGATTTTGTATCAAATTGGGTGGTGAATGGTTCTACACCATATGTTTCCTCACTTAATGTAGCATCAAATACAGTTAGTTCTCCGTTTTTATATATTTTAGAAAGTGCTTTTGGAAATAAAGAAACTGGTATATTTTGGAATGTTGTCTGGATTGAAGGGATGTTTGGGGATGTTTTCTCATAGAATATAGAGAATTTTTGGATGGATCTACCCGTTGGGTAAAAATGACCTCCATTATGGAATTGAGCTATCCAAACTCTATCACACTCCAATTCATCTATCATATCCTCTAATTGATTGTCTATTAAAGTAGATGTTTCAAGAGCATCATGCATTGGAGTAGTTGCAGATTTCTTTTCCATTTTAATTTTAACCCAACTAACAATAATAGGGCCAAACACAGCAGTTATTAATGCTACTGTAACAGTTGTAAATACAGTTAATAGTTCCATTACTTCTTTAAGTTTTCTAAATATGTTATTACTTCATTTAATGATTCCTCGGCACGTTCTCTATTAACAGAACCTACCCATTTTTCGACTTCACCACTTTCAGTAACTGTACCTAGATTACTTTCTTCTAGTCTTTCTTTAAAGAAAACTTTATATTCTTCTATTGTTTGATCTATTTCTTTATTGTATGTGTCTTTAACATAATCTTCCCATTTTCCCTCAAGTTTGAGTTTGGTTTCAAATTCAGTTCGACAATCCAAACATGAACCATATGATTTATAGTAGTGGGGATCCAATTGTTTATCCATTACACCTTTGCAAGAAGGACAAAATAAAGGAACAGATACTTTTTTAAATTTATCTAATTTAGTAATATTTTGTTTAATTCCATCTTTAATAGTCCAAGAACGACCATCTTCTTGCCATACATCACCTTCAACATGATCTGTTGTTTCTTGTGTATAACCTATACCATGGGTAATTTTTTCTCCATTCTTACCCTTAACAAGGTTACGAATACGTTGAATATCCCTTTCGGAAAATTGCTTTTTTAAAACGTTATCTGACATTATAATCCTAGTTCTTTTAATGTATCTATGGTTGCTTGTGGGTTTTTAGGGTCATGTAAGATTCCTATACCACCATTAGCATTCCATTTTTCAATAGTATCTGCTCTATCGTCTATAAGTATTTTATTTTTTCCTGAGAAATCTGCTTTGCTAGAGGCTTTTCTAAAATATATATTTTTCATATTATCTAGGCGAGTAACCCAATCTCTTTTTCCTTCTCTAGATTCTGGGTTTAAGGAGGGGGATGTTAAAATGTATGGGTTATACGATTTAATATAGTTCCAAAGCATGGGTCCACCTTTTTCCCAATCTAAACCAGCCCAATATTCGTATTCGGACATACCTTTTTCTTTTAAACTATCTTTAAAGACATCCCAAAAAGTATTTTTATCTTGAACATCAGCATGTTTGGTGTGAACACCAGTTAAATCTTCATAACCCTTATCAAAGTCAACTAATACACCATCCATATCACAAAAGATAATGTATTTTGGTTTGATTTCTTCGTATATTTTTTTTAAACTAATCATCTTAGAATTTGGGTAAAGATAATGCCTTTGCTCTGGTTCTCCAAATATCTAGAACTTCTTCTTTTTCTTCTGGGGTAATTTTTTGGGAGTTTAGGTAAGTGTCAAGTACATCTATGAATGGTCTTTTTTCTTTTTTTGCTCTAAAATACATTCCTTGCAATTGAGCATCTACTTCTTTTTCAAGTTTAAAGTATTCTGCTTTAGGGAGTAGTTTAGCATCAATCAGGTTTCTGATTAACTGGTCATCTTCCAGGAACTTACCAGGTTTTAAATTAAAACCTTCTCCATGAGTTAAATGTTCGATTTCGTGTCTAACAACATCCTTTAAATTCATTGATATTTCAGACCACATTTTAGGTAAAAGTTTAGGATCTACTTCAAAACGAATTTCTAAATAATCCGTGTTCGAATCAGCCCCACCATCAATATTTAAATCATTTAACTCAGGTATAAATGAAATATTAGCATCCACGTCTATCATTAAATCATCTGTTTCAAATGTTTCTTCATAACGTGAGGCATCCGCTCCACTTTCATAATCTTCTTTCCATTGATTAAAAATAGTTGAAGATATCTGATTTGAGATTTTATCATATCTACCTTCAACTAAAATTCCCTCAGTTAAAGTGTCTGTCCAATTTCTAAAACACATATTACCCTTTTCATATGCTTCTCTTTCAATTTCAGGTAAATCACCACCCTCATTAGTGTTTTGTGTTGTGATATTATCTAATCTGTTCTCACAATTCTGCATATGGTGAATCATTTCATGCGCAAATGAACGCATAATATCTTTTGGATGACGATTCATAGTATAAAGTACTATAATGCGGTTATCCGAATCATAGTAGGCTGTTTTACCAAAGAAATCTTCGGCATTTTTAGCATCATCTTTTACAAATTTAACTTTTGGTAAAGGTTGAATATTTAAACCTTGTTCAATCATATATTTTGTAAGTGATTTAATTTTAGGGGTGTAATCAAATTTAGGGGTTTCTATATTTTCTTTAATAACAGAAGCTACATACCCAAAAACTGTATTTTTTTCTTTATCTGTTAGTTGGGTTGGGATATATTTAAAAAATTCTTCTTTTGATTGGGTTGCTGCTTTTCTAGCATTAGTTCCACTAATCCCATCTCCCGTTACAATGTTTAATACTTCAACATTATCTCCATATTTTTCAAAAAACTCCTTTCGTTTAACAAAGTCTTCAATATCTCCTTCTTTTCCTTCCCTTGTACCTAAAACAGCATATGTTTTTATATCTGGGTTTTCTTCAAGGTAATCTTTAATATATTTTAAAGGTGATTGGGCTGTTACTATCTCAACTTGAGAAGGTAAATATTGTTTGTAGATGTTCCATATAGAATATGATTCATCTTGAGTTATATTATTTCGAACTCCACTCCCAATTACAATATAAAATTTTGTTATTTCGGGGTGATCTCTAAGGGTTTTTTCAACAACTTCAAAATGACCTTTTGTAGGAGGTTTAAACCCACCACCATACAAGGCAGTTACTTGGGATTCGTTTTCTAATAATCCTACTAATAAAGATTTAGCTAATTTATTCATTTATAAAATTTGTTACTTTTTGTTTAGCTTCATCAAACGTATCAAATTCACGTTCTATATTCAATAATGATTCAATAGCTTTATCTGTTTTTTCTTTATCAGCTTTTGATTTAGCTAATTCCTCAGGTGTTTTAGGTTTACCCTTAGGCATATGAAATAGTTGTTGGATTGTTTTAGGATCAAATGATTTGTCAACATCTTCTGGGTCATTGTTAATTAATACAATATTATCTCCAAACTCTTGTTTATATAAATCAATATTTGAAACTAAACCTTGCCAACTTTTTAATACAGCACTTGTAGGTAAACTTCTACCCCGTTCAGCATTTCGTTTTAAAGAGGTCATAGGGGAAACATAGATCATAATCATAAACGTTTCATATCCTCTTGCTTCTAGTTCTAATTTTTTCTTGAGTAATGGTTTAGAAGCAGCACCCGTACCATCAATTACAATATTTTGTAAAGATTCTACTGATTGAAGTTCTTTTTCTCTGGTGGTTACTCTAGCTCGTCCCATTAATTTACCTGCTTGGGATAGTTCTTCGGGGGACATAGAGGCAAAGTCTTCTTTGCCTAATTCTTTTTTAAGAAGTTCTTCATAGTCTTCATCTACATTTATCATAGTAAAACCCTTAATTCCTAATTTATTAAGCGTAAAAGTTTTACCAGCTCCAGCAGGACCAGCCATAAAAATTGCTTTAGGTCCAGATTGGATTTCCTTTAAAAGTTGAACTAAACTTATCATGTTTATACATATTACATATCCCTTTTAGCTATAGTTCTAAATTCGGTGAATATGGGTGAATGTGTTGGGTTTTCAAGGTCAAATAATTTTTTAACTGTTTGGAAAATATCAATATTTTCTTCAAATGTTCTATTAGATTCAACAATTTCCCACCCTTTACCTTGCATTTTACCTTTAGATGCTTTACGTTTAGAGGATTTTAACCATAGAATACCATAACGATCTATTTTCTTTCCAAAACATTCTTCATAGCACTGACCATAAACGGCTGTTTGGAGTTCATATGTTGATTGGAGTTGATTTGAGGTTTTTAAATCTAGCAACCATAATTCTCCATCAAGTTCAACAATTAAATCGCATGTACCTGCTACTTTAAGTTTATCTGAGAATAGGTGTACTTCTGTTTCAATTAGAGTGGGTTTAAATTCTTCCCAAAATTCAACAAAACGTAAAAACATCTGCCAAACATCTGGGTTAAATTGGGGTTTTCCAGCACTATTTAAAAAATGGAGTTCTTTACCATTTAAATAATCTTCACATAACTCGTGTACTTGGGTTCCTTCTTCAGCTGCTCTTTTAACAATATGTTCAGAAGCATATCCTACTTTTTTTAACCAATCCTCAAAAAACTTACCTTTAGGATAATATGATAAAACATATGTTACTGAGGGGTAATAGTTTCCATTTCTACGGTAGTACCTAGAATCTGGTAGAGTGATTTGTTGGGCGTCTTCTGAAATTTCAAGGATTCTATTATAAGTTTTTTTAATGTTCCTTTTTTTCATATAAATTGGAGTTTTTTCTCCATTAGTTTATAGTTGGTTAATGGAGAGGTGGTTTGGATTAGTTTTGTAAAATGTTCAAATCCCATTTCACTTGGGTCTTTCCCTTTTAATTCCACTAAATATACTTCCTTACCTTCGTTAAGAAGCAATTCACAGAATTCTAATGCCTTTTTAATAGCATCATTATCTAAAGCAATATATATTTTTTGTACCTTTGAGGTAACGATTTTTTTCATTAAAGATGGTTGTAAATTTTTTCCAAATAATGGAATAGCATTTCGCTTTATTGCTATTGCATCAAATGGACCTTCACACAATATAATAGGTAAATCCCAATTAATAAACAATTCAAACGGGATTATATCGCGAGACACTTCGGGGTTGCGGTACTTGATGTAAGGGTCTTTCTCGAATGATCTCGCGGTAAAATAATTTAATTTACCGGTTGAATCATATGATGGTATAATAACCATATTTGAATATTGCCCAAATTCACAATATCCTATATTGTATTTTAAAAGATCACCTTTGGATAAATTTCGTTTTTTAAGATACGCTAAGGCATGTCTGGAGATGATACTATCATCAAATGGTTTATATTCTTTAGGGAGTTCAACTATAGTGGAAGATATTACTTCTTCAACATCACTTCCAGATTTAACTAGTGGTTTAAGTTGAGCAAATATTTCAGGGGAAACTTCTATTTGTTTAAATAGAGTAGATATTTTTTTACCTTTTTTACCACATACCCAACAGTTCCAAGGATTGTTACCTTGCTTATTTTCTGTAAAATTAACTTCTAGTTTTGGTTTTGAGTGGTGGCAGAAAGGACAGTGGTATGCTTGATTACCACGTGCTGTTCTTTTACCTGTTCCTAAAACAGAATTTACTAAATTAACTAGTAATTCATTTACCATAACCATTAAAATACAACCTTAATCTTGGGTATCAAAGTCTTTTCTGAAAAAACGGCCCTGGATATTATCGTTAAACCAATCCTCTGGGTCTTCTAATACCTCATATTTAAAGAGATATTTACTTTCAAGATATGTTAGTATTTTTTTATTATGTGAAAGACATAAAATTTTTCTTGTAAATTCTTCTTGTTTTCCCTGTTTAATTAACTCTAATATTGGTTTAGCAGAACCATAATATGTTTTCCAATCTGATTCTTTTTGGGTTGTTTTGGTAGTTGGTTTACGTCCAGGACCAGTTTGTTCAGCTAATTCTTTTTTAGTTAATTTTTTCTTTACGTTATGGTAAAGTACTTTTTTTCCAATATAAGATTTACCAGTAGGAATATGAGTTACAATATATACAAAACCATATGTCCACTCGGGGAGTTGAGAAATGTCATATATTTTTTTATCTTGGTATAACCACATATTATAAATCTAGGTTAATTAGTATGTTCATATCAGTTACTGCTGATAGAGGTAATGGTTGGGCTAATTTAGCTACAGCTAATAGTTCTTTATCATTGTTATATAAACCTACAGTTGTAACATATGGATTAAAATATGAACCTGTAGCGTAATCATACACTTTACCACTATTTGAGCTACCTGAGATTAGTGTTGGGTTTTGTGAAAAGTTAAATTCGTTTTCTCTAATAGTACATTTATATTGAGATTCATAGATAGTAATAGTACTATCAAATGAACACGTTATATTTTGAGATATTATTATAGATTGATTAAATAATTGAGGGATCGGGGGTTGAAGTGTTTTAGATGGTGTTAATTCTTTTGGAGCTGTCAGTTGTAGTGGGGGAGGAGTATAAGTGTTTAAATTTAAAAGATTTAAAGTTTCATCATGAGTTATAATAACCATCCCATGTTCATATATAATATCTCCTACTTTTGAACTTCCTGTTATAATATTTCCTTCACCATCATCTGTAAAAGAACCACTCTCATACGATAAAGTAAATGTTCCTGGTTTGATATACTCTCCAAATAAGTTTGAAGGTATAGCAATTACTCCTATTGTATCTCCAGAACCTGTTGGGAAATATCTATTAGCAGGTAAAGTATTTGATAAGTAATTGTATGAATTTGGAGTATAAAGTAAACCTGTAATAGTACCATCAGGATTAAATGATGCTGTTGCTACTGAGGATCCATCAACTCCATCAATATAATTATAGTAGTAAAGTTCTCTAATGGAACGATATACTAGAAATTGATCTTGGATTGAGTTATAACCTGTTGAGGTTGAGCCAGAAACCCAAAGTGTTGGGTTTGTGTTTTCCCCTAAAAATAGATCTATTCCGGAACCTGTCAATGCAGCTATCCCTTCAAAGTAAAAGTTTTTATTTACCTTAAAGGGTGAGACTACAACGTCCGAAGTTATAAATGGCTTGAATACGCTCATTCATTCTTAAAAATCTAATTTTACTCTAACAAGTGATTCTTTTGTAAAGTCCTTAAGTAAAGGTCTTGACATTTTAGCTACAGCTAACAATTCGTTTGAATCATTATAGAATCCTATAGTAGTAACATATGTTTGTGGGTGATTGATAAAATCACTATAAATTACTTCCCCAGTTGACCCTGAAATAAATGTTGGGTTTTCTGAGTAATTGAATTCACTATTTCTAGATCTAACAAATATATAGTCTGAAGTTATTGTTTCTTGGGAATTTAATGAAAAGCTAGCTCCTCCACTAATAGCTGAGTAAAGTACTCTATTGTTAAAGTCATCTGTGTCGGAATTTCTTCCAGCGGTTACTCCAATTGATTGGGAAATTGCTGCAGGGTTCAATAGAACAGTTCCAAGATCAGGGAATACTAAACCATATGAACCAGATCCAGCTACATATCCTCCACCCGAAATTCCAAATCCATTTGACCCAGAAACTAATTGGAATACTCTAGTTGAGCCAATAAATGTATTTACCAATACATCATTTGAATTATCTGTTAATTGGATTACTCCACCTGATCCAGATAAAGTTAAATTTAGAGATCCAGGGAATAATGATTCTTTATATCTAGCACGCTCAACAGACAATACCCAGAAATTTGATCCAGTAATTACGTTAGTGTTAGAACCAAATATAAAACTTGCATTCTCATCCTCTAATATAAGAGAGCGATATTGCCCATACATTGTTTTTGAAGGTGAATTACCATCAACAATATTATTATACAATACACTTCCACTACCTACAGAATCACAATATACTATATCAAATTGGGTAGCTGCTGTATCTTGTGTAGAAGCAGTTTGATATACACTTAGGTAAAAATTCCCTGCAGAACCAGCTTCTTGAATAGAAGAAGTATAAAATTCTGTTAGTGTTGGGGAATCTGTTGACCAAAGAGTAGAAGTAATCGAGTCACTACTTACTACAAAATCTTCGGGATCTAATCTTTTAAAGCTCATTTTTTATTTTTTATTAGCTAACTCTATTAATAGTAATTGGAATTGTTAATCTAGCTCCACTATCTAAACCAACTACAGTTAATGTAGCTGCAAGTTGTGTATTAGAACCAAATAATGTATTTACAGTAGTTGCTCTTAAGTTAAACTGTGTTCCAAGAATTGTTTTGGAAACATTTGTACCTAAAGTAGCAGTAGCATTAACATTTGCCTCGTTAGCAGCTGTTGTATTAATACCAACTCCTGTATATGTGTTTAATAAACGAACATCTGATATAGTAGCTGAGTATCCACTAGTTTCGTATGTTTGAGTATTTCCTAGATAATTTAATGTTTGTGGTGTGATTGAAAGTGCAGCTCCTTGTTGTAAAGTAATTGCTGTGTAACCCAAATCAAGTACAGGTAATTTAGCTGTTCCACGT